ATCATTATAAATAATACATTTATTCTGAATATAATCTTTATTTTTCACAAATCAAACCTTATTTAAGAAATTGTTTTGGATTATTTACTGATTCTCCTTGTTTAACGCATTCGGCTAACCATTCTTCTGGTATAGTTTTTTTGCCAACATGGGGTATTCCTAATTTTTTTGCATAAGCTTCATATGTAGTTTTACTAGCTTTTGAAATACGTTGATTTGGATTTTGAAACACCATTCTGATATCAACACCTGGATTACTCTGTAAAACATGTTTCATTTTTTTACGATCTGTTGCAGTCCAACGACCTTTTGTTTCTATATACATCATAGACCCATTACGTTTAGTAAACACAAAGTCTGGTGTATATTTTGCGTCTCGTTGAGGAACTATGTATTTAATTACATCAGTCTCATAACGAAGTTCATAAGAAGTTTCTTTGATCTGCTCAGCTACTAAAAGTTCTAAACCAGAACGGTAACCGTATTTATATGCTGCTTGGCGTTGTTTGCTACCAGCAGTATGCCAGTGATTTTTTTTCATTATAACTTTTTATTTATTTTAATATATTTTTTACCCTATTGTTCTTTCATTATTTTTTTATATTCTTGCAAAATAATGTCTTTAACATTTGAATAATGTTGTGTGCTTTCATTTGCTTCTGCCGGCAAGTTTACTACTTTCCACAATGTGTCTGTAAATTTTTCTGTAATTCTGCCTTGAGTTGCCTGTATATCTTCATCATAACCAATTCTTGTTTTCCAAGACTGTTTTATTGCTTTAACAAAGTTTAGGGTTATTTTATCAACAAGATCTGGTTTCTTAGCTACACTCTCTTTAAATGCTATTAATAAAGCGCTATCTGACGGAAATGATTCTGTTTGTTCCATTTTCAACAAATCTTTTTTAATTTTTTCTACTGATGGACTTTTTTCATCTTTATCTAATACTAGATCTGTAGAGTCATCTGATTCAAACTCACCATCTTTATATTCAGCTAATTTTTGACCATATGCATTGTATTGTATTACGTTAAATTGTGTATTGTTTTTCCAAACTCCTTGTTCATAAATTCCGTCTTTATCTTCAGGATAATATTCAGTTCCTTCTCTGTTAGGCCAAGGACCTTTTCCTTTAAATATTAAATTACTTGGAATAATCTCTTTTTTGTACCATTCGCCTTCACCAACAGGTTTTCTGTTTTGCACGTCTCCTAGATATAAAGAATCAACCGGTGCTTTATTGTTTTCAAAATATGTAACTTTTACTCCTTGAGCTTTCCCGGTGTTTGGCCGTTCAATAATTAAATCAAAGGTTCCGATAAATATCCCATATTGTTTATTTGGTAAATTTGGATCATAATAATGTGCTTGGCCTTTGATATAATCAACTATAAACTTAGGATCTTCCCACGTCCCTGTTCTTGTTGAATTTAATTCACCTCGGAAAAAATGAAACATTGGATTTCTAGAATCTTTTATGTCTACTTCAATCTGCCCTTTGGTTGGCGTGTGAGTTGTTTTATCATAGTCTCCTGTATATAATCCGTTCCAATTTCCAAGTCTACCTGTCTGTTCATTAGGAACTTCCCGAACATTACCTGTTCCTTTTATTGGAAATATTTGCAAATTCATTCCGTCTGGAGAATATTTAACTAAAACTTCTCCATTTTTCATCCAAGGAGATACTATTCCAGATCCTTTCACATCAAAACCTTTATCATCTACTGTCATTTTAAATGGTTTTGTTGTTTTTAATTTTACATCTCCTCTAATTTTTTTAGGTTTTGCATTTCTTAATTGAAATAAATCATCTTTAAGATCTTGATCATTTGAGTCGATTCCAAATTCTTTAACTAAATCAACTAATTGACGTTTCCATCCTTCTGCTTGTTCTGGTGTGTGTATAGTTACATTGTTTAATTCTGTTACCATTTTCTGATTATCAAAAAATACATTTGATTGTTTATCTTGTATAATAGGTTTTATTTTGTTCCACACATTATTAAATATGTTTTTATTATATATCCAAACATGAAATTTTACTACTTTTTTAGTTAATCTGATAGGATTACTTAACACATACATATATGTTTTTTTATTGTAATATCCACCAGGACCAAATTGTTTATTTTGTGTTAGCCATCCTATTGCATCTCGTCGCAACATTTCTGCAGGAGCACCTTTTGATCCTCTTGTTGCACGACCAATTAATGGAAATCCTATTTCTGCATTATTATTTTGAGCTTTTCTGTTTACAGCACCATATCTAATATTACCTTCTCCATAAATTGCCCATCGCCAACCTGCAGCGCCTGACTCTTTTAATAATTCTTCTCGTATTATACATTTTAATAATTTTGTCTGATTAAATGCAGTAATATTAGTTTTAACCAAACTATTCATTTCTTCATGTATTATATCATGCAATAAATTATTCATTTTTTAAACACTTTTTTTATATAAATATAGTTACCAATCAATCATTACTAAATTACCGTTCCAAATCATCACGTTATCTGATTTAAAGTCTAAATCTAAATCTAAATCTGGTAATCTAATTTTTTGAATATCTTGTTGTAATGCTCTTAAAAAATTAATTAGTTGTTCATTATTATCTCGTGCCCCATCTGCATCTAGATAATCAAATACAGAAACTTCTCCTCCTTGTTCTCTAGCAAATTGCCCATACCCAACTAAAAATTTATCAATTGCAGTTTTTATGTTAATTGATAATGGCTCTGCTTTAGACATTATATACATATTTTTATTATTTACATAATGTACTGGAATAAACGTTGTATATAGATCAGATTTTCCTACAATTAATTCAGCTACTTTATATTCTTCAGATTCTGTAGTTATTTTGAAAAGTTTGTCTTCTCCGTCAATACTATAAATACGACCATTATCTCCTTTATCAAAAAACTTAAACTGTTTTTGATTAATTTTGTCTATCAATCTAGTTGTTTCATCTTCTGATAATTCAGTTAATATGGTTTTTAATCGTATCATTTAGCATTATATGTTATATTTTTATCTAAATCCAGTTGAACTATAAAATTTATATCTACATCTGGTCTTTTCTTTATAGGTTGTGCTGGTTTACCTATTGCTAATAATTGTCCAGCATTATTATATAAACCTATTGTTGTTATATATGGAGAAAATATACTCCCCGTTGCAAAGTCTTTATATGTTTCATCATTATCTTTAGTTAATGTCAAATTTGATGACATATTAAAATCACCAGCATCTATTCTAGTAAGAACATTTAATTCATGTATAGTTTTAGTGCTCCTATAACTAGCAGTAAATGGAACTCTTTGAATAAGATCATCATATCTATAATCTGGTGTTGATATAACTGCAATTCCTTGTTTTGTAAATACGTTACCAATATGATTAGTTTGCAACAATGTTCCGTCTTCTAATCGATCACCTAAATATCCAACTTGTGTGCTATTAATAGCTTTATTAAATATACGAACTTCGTCTAATTTTCCATGTAAATAATCAGAATCAGTAAATCCTCCTATATATAATGGCCATTTATTGTCTATTCTTGCTGAAGCAGTAAATGGAGATAAATTGTCTTGAAGCAAATTAGAAGATATTGATGAATGCAATGTTCCATCTAAATACATTTCTAATTTACTTCCAGTTTTTTGACAAACAACATGAGTCCATTCTGTTACTGCAGTTGATGAAGTTATTGTAGTTTTAAATTCATCAGAGCCAGCTGCAGAAAAAACTAAATGATTACTTCCTGATAATTCTAATTTAAATGGATATTGTGGAGTTTTTGAACTAGATGCTTTTGCAATAACTAATTCATTATTTACAGAAGAATTTGCTCCTGATATAAACAATGATATACAATAATCGTTATTACGATCATAAAAACCATTTAAATTAGATTGAATATATCCACTACCACTAAATTCAGCTGCTAAGCCTACTGACTTTTTTAATCCAGATGTTGTTGATACGCCGCCTACATACGTTATTCCTGAAGATTTATATTCAACTCTAGTAGAATCAAAATATTCATTAAATCCTTCATAAAATGTAGAACCAGTTACTATGGAACCTGATATATAATTTGCATCATATAAATTTCCATATCGATCACTTCTAATATCTAAAACAGAAAGACCATATACAGAACCTCCATAAAATGCAGTACCATATAAAGCAGCATCAGATGCTGTTATAATTAAAGACGATTGTTTTATGCCTTCACCTATTTTATCTTGTGGAAAAGAAAATATAGATGCAGTTTGATATAAATGTTTTTTAGTTCGATTTAAATTAGTTGGACCAAATGTATTAGCTGGTTCTTTTTTTCTTTTATAGAATAAATGATTAATTGAAAAATATGTTACTGATTGCAAACTACCATCGATATTTGCCGTATCATTATATATTAATTCAGAACCAATAGCTGGAAGATTATTATAACTAGTATAAAATCCTTTTAAAGGCAATAAACTACCTGTACTACTACCGGAGACAACTGTAAATACTTTATTAGTTTGAAATGGGTGTACTTTATAATCAGCCGAATCTATTTTTTTAAAAACAGACGGATATAAACCTTGTTTTGAGTCTTCGGTATTTGTTATTCTAGATTCTGGCATAATAGAAACTTAGTTGTATCTATTATAAATATCGTACAAATAAAATACGTTAAAAATCTAATTTAACACGTATTAGTGCTTCTTTAGTAAAATCTTTAAGTAAAGGTTTACTTAATTTAGCAACTGCTAATAATTCACGATTATCATTATATAATCCTACTGTAGTAATATATGCTTTCGGATTATTAATAAATGATGATTGTTTTAATTCACCAACACTTCCCGTTACATAAGAAGGATTATTAGAAAAATTATATTCTGCATTTTTTACTCTAACAAAATAATGAGTACTAGTAACTTGTTCAGAATTTCTAGCTAAAAATCCATATGGATCTCCGGACGGCGCTGTTTGTAAAACAGATCCAGATATTGAATGAAATAATGCAAAATGATTATTACCTTCTGAATTAGATCCTGTATTTGTTTGGAAACTTAATTGTTGATCTAACATTTTTGCATCTAATATTAAAACTCCATGATCTGGATATGCCAATCCATAATAAACTGGGGCAATTGAATTAAATACACCATTATTAATAGATCCTGATACTATATTAAATATTTTACCCGAATCTCCTATAGATGGAGAAGCTAACGATGAATCATCAATTAATGAAATTGCAGTTCCTGCAGTTCTACTAGCAGAAACACTACCAGTAGCGTTAAGAGGTCTAGATGCAGATATTAGAGTAAGTGGTATTTCAAAATTACCAGCATCTAATCTTTCTCTCAATCTATTTCTTTTAAAATTAATAACATATATATGATCCGTGCTACCACTACCAGCTGTTGTAAATCGTGAATCGCCAGGATTTAATAATAATTGTCTATATTGGGAATATATAGCTCTAGAAGGAGAATCATTTGATGTACCTAATGCAGAAGATCCACTTCCTTTTGCATGACCATATGCTAATGAAAATTGTACAGCCGAACCAGTCGCTCCAGGAGCTTTTTGAGATACATCAACATAATATCTTCTTTGTGATGTTGTCTGTGCTGAACTAGTATGAAATGTAATTAAACTAGCTAATCCATCACTCCATAAACCCGCAGTAACGGTTTCTTTTTGTTTAGATACAACATCATTTAACATATCAAATTTTGTAAATGTTCTACCTAATCTTGCAATACCTTGCATTTGATCTCGTTCTGCAATTATTTCATTTGCTAACTGTCTAGCCAATTGTTGTACTTGTTCATTAATTGATTCAACAGGAGCTGCTGGTAATTCCGGAGCAACTTCTCTTGGAGCCGGAGCTTGTTGTCTAGGAGATGTTTGACTAGCTAAAGCTGCTGGTACTCTACCTCTAGCTGCACCACGTGGTAATACACCATGTCGTGGTAATTGTTTTAATTTTTCAATAGTTTCCATAAAAGTCATTTTTTTTTAACCTATATTGTTAAGTTCTAATTGTCGCTTTTTTAACAGTTAATTGAATAGTAGAACTTCCGCCAGTTTCATTTCCAATAACAGTTATAGTTGCAGTTTTATCTTCTAATAATTGTGTTTTAGCAATAACACTAAATTCAAATCCAGAAGCTGCGACACTTTGTGAATCTTCATTATCTCCAATAAATCTAGGAGTAGTTGGAAGAACTGAATTTTGTAATGCTCTAGTAACTTGTATATCAGCTACTAATGAATCAGAAAGAATTATAGTATATCCTAAATTAGAATTTCCTCCTTGGAAATTACTTGTATTTGGAGATATAATAGCACTATCACCGCCGGCTTGTAGTGTTATTACTGAATTACCAACTGTTATAACAGGTATTGTTTGTGTGTTTTTTGGTAATGTAATTAATTTATATCTACATGCTTGAGTTTCATCAGGTATAGCTTCTGTAAGTGGTAAATTTTCAATAATAGTACCATAAAAATTTGTACCTAATGGATGATCTGGATTCCATAAATCGTAATCTACTTCATCATCTGCCAATGCAAATTGAGTAATACTAAATGCATTTCCACCCTGTGCTAATAATTCTCTACCTTTTAAAGTTAATATAGCATCAACAGTTACTGAACTGTTATCTAAATATCCCATAGTTAATTTCCTATTTTTAATAAATATGATTCATATAAATTTTATGTAATTCTAAAACTTCCTTGATCTCCATTGTTTTGATATATCAATTGATTAGGATTAGTAGCTCTAATTTCTGCTACTGGTCCTCCGTCTATAGTATCTGGAGAATCTACATTAAAATTAGCTGACGTCATTTTGGATCCATTATATTTTTGATTTTCAATCCCTGCAGGAAGATAATCTACTACAGGTGCTGCAATATATATAGGCGTACGGGCTGCTTGTTCCGTTACAATCATAACACCATCCTGTGTTACAAGTGATAATCCGTCTTGTATAGTTACAACGCCAAGTTCAAATGTTTTTATTTCCTTAAATTCAGATAATAAACTTCCTGAAATAAATGGTATTAATGGCTCACTAATTGTTAATGGAGTTGAACCAGTTATATAAGTACTTCCAGATCTAATCAAATATTCTCTAGAATATATAGTTCCATTATATTTATCTTCTACAGATGCAGTTATATATCCTTGCCATTGATCATCATCAGAGCCAGATATTCGTACAACAGATCCATCCATCTGTCCAGCATATCTTAAATACTCTGCAGAACTAGTTGGAGGTATATCAGTAATAGTTACAGTATATCCTTCATCAGCAAATTTTACTTCTGGAAGAATATTTTCTTTATTTCGTTCTAGTATATTAGGCTGTATTAATACACCTGACAATAAATCAGCCCTTGCTGGTAATAATTGTTCTAATTGTTTAAAAAATGATAAATCAAATAATGTAAATATTTTAATATATGAATTAATATCATTTTTTTCTGTGTATTTTTTCCAATAACCCTGAGCAGCTTGAATTAATCGAGGATATGATTTATCTTCAGTATCTCCTGGGTCTCCAATATATTGATCTAATTCAGTGAATCCAAATTGAGCTATTATATCCTCATTAATCATAGTTTGAGGTGAAAAATATACTCCTAATTTTTTACTATCTAATGGTGCTTTATCAAATTGACTTCTTTCTGCTCTCGTTTTTACATCTAAGTTTCCAATTAATTCATTATTTTCAATACGTATTTTGTTGTCATCAAAGGTTCCCGCAGCCATTGAAATTCCATCATAATAATATGTTTCTTCGATAGAATCATATGGAGTATCATTAGTCCAAGAAGCAAATGAAGCAGATATACCAGATGACTTAGGTTCAACTCCTGATAAACTGCTTGTTGTAGAATGATTAATTTTTTGTGTTAATGGAAGTCTAAAAACTAATTCATCATATGCATCTAAGTTAGCATCATATGCTGCGGGTGCAGTAACATGATTATTAAAAGCAGAATCCCCTAAACTTGTAGACCATAATCTTAATTCTTGTAATTGTCCTTCTAATCGACTTACACCTCCAATACCACCTAAAACTAATGAACCCGAATCTTCAAATGTTGACGGAGATGAGGCACTAACAGCAGCAATAATTTTTCCATATTTTGCTTTTTTTGTTAGTAATTCTAAATTAGTTCCAGATGTACGTAATACTGTAGTTAAATAACCCCCATCAAATATTTCAATTTCTGCAGAACTAGTTCCATTTAATTGCATAGTACCCATGGTACCGCTACTAAAGTCTACATTAACTGTGTTTTCACCAATAGTAAACAAATTCATAGTTCCGGACATAGTAGGATTAGTTAGAACATTATCTGTTCTAAATCTTAATTCAACAGCATCGATACTTTGAGAGTAATGAACCGTAACAGTCCCAGCTGCATTAGTTATTAAATCTAATGCATAATCAAAATTTAATTTTTCGTATATTGGTGCTCTTTCTAATCTAGGCCCGCCATATTCATTAATACTTATCATGGATTGAGGAATACCATAACATGATAATAATGCTTGTATACTTCGTTTAGTACCCTTAGACTTTAATAATAACGGCAAATTATTAACAATTCTACGCCAAACAGTATATGTTTGATCGCGACCAGAAACAGCAGGATCTCCTATACTATTAGAGCCTGTTAATGGTATCCCGGCTTCTGAAGTTCCTAAGATATATTGCCATAAATCTTGATTTTGTTGTCCATTACTTAAATTCCATCCAAATTGTTTTGCTACAGAATATAATAATTCATTTGGCATTCCTAATTTTGGATTTTCTTCACGTTTATTAATTTTAGTCATATGATTAATATACGTATAAAGTATATCATAGTGATGCCCTAACATATTAACAAATGTAATTAATGAAGTATTATTTTCATCAAATCTAACAAATTCTGGAATTGTATACATTAATGCATTCACATTTCTATCATCATATAATGACGCAGACGCATATAATCCAGTAAACCAATCTGTAAATTGGCTACTAGAAACAGGATATAATGTATATGGATATGTAGAATTAGATTTAGGAATTGGAGTTATATAACTTCCGGTTACTTCAGATACCGTAGGAGATATTGGTAATATATTATGTGTAGTTAATTGTGATGATGATTCATAATATAAAAATTTTTCAAATGAATCAAAGCCTCCAATTAAATTAGTTTTTTGTGTAGTAAAATCAGATGCATTTGTAGTAGCTACAGATCCTGATAATTCAGATATAGCTGTGCTTTGAGATGTATAATATTCTGATAATTGTATTTTATATTTTAAGTTATTTAATCTTTCAGTTGCCGAACTATAAAATACAAAATTATTAAAATCAGAATAATCAATATTTAAATTAATACCACTTAAACTTCCAGAAAAATAACTATCTATAATTTCTTGAGATGTTTGTACAGACGATCCTAATAAATCAGTCCATGTTTTTAAATTAGTTTCTGATGAAAGCTCAGACGCTGCATTTGCTTGCCAATTAGGATTAGATAATTTATTAAATGATTTTTTTTCTATATTAGGAGATATTGAAATCTTGTCTATATAAGAAGATTTTTGTTCTTCTACAATCCAACATTTAAAATCTACATTAAATTCGGTAGATAATGGTTCAGCTAATTTAACATATAAATACTCGCCAATAACAACACTATTAACAAATAACACACATTTATTTCTACTAAAATTTAATAAATATGATTTATAATATCCACGCCCTGTTTGATTAACATTTTGTATATAATTTGTTATTTGCTCTAAAAATTGTGTATCATTGGAATTTATAGCACGTAAACGTAATTCTGTTCTATCTGGAGAAATTTCATCAATTCTTAAATGCTGTCGACCGTAATCTCCAATTAAATTCTTAAAAAAGTTTAATACAAATCTATATGAACCGCCAGTTAATTTTAAATTTGCAAATTGTTTAGATATGTCAATTGCAATTGGCTGATTTAGATTAATTAATTTTTGGGTATCAGTATCACGATATTCTGGAATTTTAGATTCAATTCCTATTCTATGATTACCGGTTATCCACGTATTTTCAGAATATACATGTAATTCAATTCGCTGATCATATGATTGTTTTAAAATCTCTGAATTAAAAAATATTCGCTCTTCTGTATCAAAATCTAAAAAATCAGTTTTGCTTTTAGATATACGTTCTCCAGAAATAGATTTCTCTGCAGTTAATATTTGATCGATATTTTTATATTGCTTTAACATTATATTTCTCTATTCCATTCATCAACATTTTTAGAAGCATCTGTTATAGACCAATAAGTTTGAGCTGCATTTATTGTGCTATATTTATTAGGATTATTAATACCAGCTAATGCTGTTATACTAAATGTATCTCCAACTTCAAATTCTGAGTTTGCAATAACTACGTCTTTTGTTGCATCTTGTACTTGATATTGTGATATTTTTCCTCCACCAGCTAAAGGATTTTCAAAATCAAAATATTGTATATAATCTCGTTGTAAGTATTTATTAGGTCCACTTCTTGATATATAAAAATATATTGTATTAAAATCTGATGCATCACTATCATGTCTAAAATTAATCTTAACACGAAATCTTAAATCAACTCCAGACTCTTTAATTTGTTTAGTTATATAATAATTATTTGGTCGTTTTTGAATTTGTCCTTCTTCTAATTCATCTATTAAAATACCAGATGCAATTCCTTGTTGGGTTGGATCAGAAAGAATTTTTCTATTTTCAGATGGTTTATATCTTGCATATATAACATCTTCAGATTCTTGTTCAACTGTTAAGTCAAGATCTAAATCTATATCAACATCATCAGTATCAATAATTCTAGTAGTAGCAGGAAATTTAAAATAGTTAAATTGTGTATCTATAACTTTTAAAACAGAATTATTTAGTATTTTTGTGCTAGCTGCTTCTACTATTAATAAAGGATTATCTGTAGCACTTTCTTGTAATTTAATATTACCAGCTCGATCTCTAGGAACTATACTACTATTATTTGATTGAAACGTTAATCCATTTTTTTGGTATTTTATTTGAGTTTCAAGAATTCTGGGATCTTTTTCAATTGCTCGTCCTATGGATTGTTGTACTGCTTGTTGTACAATACCTGTAACAACTTGTTTTCCTAAATTAACTTTAAAATTTTTTTTTAATTTTGCCATTATCTAACTACTTTAAAATAAATCTGGTCATCAATATATTCTTCAGTGATTCCATCTTTAATTTTAAATTCTAATCGATAATATCTTTCTGGCATAAAACTATTCATGTCAACAGTTATAAAATTACTAGTAGAATCACAACTTACTTTGTTATAAATATCATCAAACGGAATTATGTATTCATCAGTAGCTGCATCACGAATAGCGTAATATGTTGTTTCTGGTAATCGATTTACTGTTTGAGTTGGAAATAAATTAGTTGGCGACTTGATTGGAAATTTATCTCGAGCATATATACGAATTTTACTAATTTCAGTATCTTTATACTGAGATTTTGTTTTTGTAAAAACTGCATATGAATCTAAATCTATTTGTGATAATGTATTATTATATTCAGCATTGTCAAATAACATAACCAATCTAGGAACATATATAGTATGAGTATCTCTACTAAAAAAGCTAATAACTCCTTTATCATTTGTAGATTCATCAGAATCTGAAAATTTCATTAAAAATCCATTATTGTCAATACTAAAACCACCACTTCCACTTATCCATAATTGAATAGCATCAGTTACATCCATGTATATATCAGTCGTACGTAACGAAAATTCTTCTTGTTCGTTTAATCCTATTTGATGAAAAAATGTTTGATTGAAAAGAGCAGTATTAAATGAATCGCTACCACTTTGATATAACCAACTACCACCAGTACCTGATCCAGATACATATAGTGATGAATTATTAATTTGTATATCTTGGCTACTAGAAATCCATGATGTTCCAGTACTCCCACCTAATGACCAAGTTGCATGAGGAACTGCCCATCTAACTCCGTCTTGTACTTTTGGGTCTGATGTTAAATACCCAGTTCCATTATTCCAAGTTTGTCCTAAAATTTTTGCATCGATTGTATACGAAGAAGGTAAATTTTTAGCTTGACTAGTAAATAATTGTAACATAAATTTACATGATGATAATCCAACAGAATATTTTGTTAATGCAGATTGTATTTCTGTCATATCAAATTTTACAATAGCTCTAGATTTTTTTAATGTTGATCCATCCGTATCTAAACGCTTTCCAATTTCTAGTATCTCATCTAACCCAGTATTATATCCAGATTTATGTTCATATAATGTAGCATCACTATCTGCATAAAATATTTTAAACATGTTTAACCTTTATTATCCTAATGTTAATTTATACCACACACTAGCACTTCCAAAATATAAATCACCACTTGAAGATACTACTAATGCACCATTAACTACAGTTGGTAATGTTGTTAATGATTCAAATGATAATGCATTGGCTACATGAGATGCAGTAACTGCAGACACGGCAGCTGATGCACTAGTTACGGTACCAACAACATTAGCTGCAAGTACATGGGATGCAGTATTAGCAGTGTCTACATAAGATGCAGAAGTTGCACTGCCTAACAAAGAGCCAGTTATTCCGGAACTAACATTAAGCGAACCACTAATACTTAGAGTATGTGCAGCCGTAGATCCAGATATTACAACAGTTTCAACCTGATTACCTGTTAATACATTATATAAATCTGAAACAAAACTTGCTGATATAAGTCCTCCGGATGTAATTTGCGCACGATTAGTATTTAATACGCTCATAATAATTCCTTTTATCTATAAATATACTAAATTAGTAATTTACTACACGACCACGTATATCTTTATTTGGAAATTTTAATTCAAAAATGCTAGGATCTAAAGAAGGATATATTATTCCTTTTTTAGTTGCGGTTGGTAAATCATAAATATTTCCAGAATATCCTGCGTCTGAATCATATAAATTTTTTAATTGAACACTAACAATATTTTGTACTCCTCGTATATTTCCTAATAAATTTGTTATTTCTGATTTAATAATAGGTTGATTGATTTGCCAACGATCAATATGAAAATATTCTTTTAATTTATTAATACAACTAAGTAATATTTCGTTACTATTATAATTAGTTAATACAGAAATCTCAAAGTCAACTCCAATGTTTATAATAAATCCGTCTTTAATATTTATTGCATCAGTTAACATTCGATAATAATTCAAATATGTTTTTAAATTTTCTTTTATAGCACTATTCAATGTCGTTAATTGTTTAGACGAATTATATCCTAATACATACATATTCATTGCTAATGGATTTGCAATTCTAGATTCAATTAAATCTTGTTGAGTAATTTGATCATCTGGAACAATATATGCTTTTGATACACTTCCAAATTTGGATGGCATAGAATATGATCGAATGATATAATCATCTCTAGTAACTAATCTGTTTTGAGTAGCAAAATTACCTAATGCATTATTTTTTATTTCTTGAATTGAATCAGCATTTGCTGCTCCGCTAGATGGAACTGAATTATTAACAGCTACTGTGCCTTTAACAAAATTTAATAATGCAACATTTAATCCCGCATTAACATCATCATCATATTCTATAGATTTTATATTAACTAATGTTCCAGCTAATACGTTATCTGAAATACCATTTCCTACAGTATATGTTACAGTTAATGTAGTATTTGCTGGTGCTTGACCATAAGCTCTAGTATATAAAAAATTAGAAGGATCTATATCTACATCAACACCTTTTCTAAAACCAGCTAATCCATTTCCTACATTTTCAGGATTAGGAAGTACTTCTTCATCGTTATTTGATGAAATACCAGCACCAAATTGTATTTCCATACGGCTGTCACTTCGAAGTGAGGTAATAAATCTTTTTGAAGTCTTTTTTAATTTTAATAAACTTGGAGAAGACGATCTATATGAAACAAAGTCTGGATCATTTTCTGCTAAATTAGGAACGTCTTGAAAAACGGTATCTTGTGCTAAATATGGAACCTCTGTCCATGCATCGCCGTCTGATTCAGTTATAGATACAATTTCTATAATATTTGTATCTGGTAATAATACTTTATCATATGCTACTGGAGATGTAAAATTAAATTTTGCAGTTTTAATTGTTCCTGAAACTGATTTTGCTTGTTTTTTTAATAAATAATATATTGGTAGTTTAGTGGTATTATTAGATTCATATATAGTTACTTCTGTAGGATCGAATGATGACGAATAACCAAAATCGACACTATCTAATGTTCTAAACACGGTATTTCCATTTGCATGTTCAATTTGCATTCCAGATTTAATTGGTAATGCATATGTATAATCTGGTCTAACAGAATCTCCAGTACCTATAGCTGGAACTAATTGATATATATCTAAATTTACATAGCCAGGAACAGAATTATTTGGTTTATATCCTAATGATTTAGCTAAATCAAATATATTTCCTCGTTCTTGAGCTTGATGTAACAATGATTCTCTTAAATTTGTATCAGCATAGTAACTTAAAACATCTCCGACATAAGCAGCCATCTCCATAAATAATGATCCGGGAGACGACTCATTAAAATCTGTATAATCATTTGGAAAATATTGTCTTGTAAATTCTATTAAATTTTTTCTAAATTGACTAAAATCTTTACCTAAATACGTTATGTCTTTTTCTACTTTCATGATATAATATTACCTTGTGTCCCCTGATCGATACTTTCTACTTGTACATTACCAGATTCTGTTAATGATATCGTTATTGCTAATGGACTCAATTCATCAGTTGAATAATTTATTGTTATTTGTAATTCATGTATTAATGTAGGAGTATTTTGATTTGTTAATACATCAATTTTTTCAATTGTTAAATCAGGAATCCAATAATTAATATCCCCTTCTAAACTTTCGGTTAAATCTTCTATTAATTCATTAATATTTGGTTCAAATAAAAAATTTAATAAATCACTTCCATAAAGAGGCTGTAATACTCGTTCTCCCTTTTTAGTTAATAATAATGTTTTCAATCTAGCAGTTTGTATTTGATCTGTAGTATATACAGTTCTAAAAACAGCCGGATGATTGAAAGAAAAATCAGCACCTAAACCAATTTCACTAACTCCAAATGCATCATCAATACCAACTATACGATAAGCCATTTATTATCTTCCTTTCTTTTTATCCATTGCTTTTAATAAACCAGAATAATCTCTAGTTAGTGCTTTTGCTAAAGCAGGATCAACTGCCATATCTTTTCCCGTTTCTGGATCATGCATTACACTTGGCATTGTTGTTTGTGTATTTCCGCGCATCATTCCAAATGCATTTGCATCTGTAGAATTATATGATAAATCATTATAACTTTCATTCATCATGTTTGCATAATTACTAACTGTGCCAGTGTCTGTCAATGAATCAGTTTCATTTAAAACATCTGCAAAATTATTATCTTTAAATTTTTTATTTTTATTTTTAATAATTTTTTTTGTTTTAGATCGTTTAGGTTGTACGGACTCTGTTTTTAATTCTTTTAAAGAATTTTCAAATTCCTTAACAGTTGAGTGTAATCCTTCTTTCAAGATATCAGATAATTCTTGTTTTATTACATTTCGTACTTCTTCTCGAATTGTTTTTTTTAAAATTGTAAAAAATGTTTTTTGTTCCATAATAGTTTTATTTTATAAATAAATATTACTATTAATAATTTACTCCCGTTCCCCAATCATCTCTACTTGGTTTTGGACCGTACATTATTTTATTTGCCGTATCAACATAATAATCACCAGTTTTTCCTATATTATTATCAGGTGGGGTTGTTTCTTGAAATACTTGACTAGGGGCTTCTTGTAATGAAGATAATAAATCTAATTGCCTATCTACTAATTGCGAAATTAATTCATTTCGTTGTGTTATATCGCCATCTGAAACATTAATAGTTTGATAAAATTCAGAATTTAAATCATCAGTTACTTGATTTAATCGATCGTCTGTTATATTATCCATTTCTGATCGAATATCATTTGATATTGATGAAGGTATATCAAATTCCTCTGAATTACCACATACAGAATTTAAGTTAATTAATGAGCCAGCAATATCTTTAGACATAGATTCTAGTCTAGATTTTAATTCACCCGGAATAACATTTAATTGATTAACAGCTGTTATTGCATTTGCTATTGTGGTGTTTTGAACTTCAACTAGTTCGGCAGCTATAACAGGTAAAGCAGTTAATGGATTCACTAACTGAGCAACTTTTATTGATGCAGCAGCCGTAGTTGCAATTTGTAAAGCAATTTGTACTTTTTCTACAATTGGTGGTATTTCAGTTTGTAATTTCTGAATTCCATTATTGAGATCATTTAATGTGTCTTTTGCTTTTGTTATTCTAGGATCATCACATTTGCAATCATCAGGTAATTTTATTGTTTGTTTTAATAAACTTGTTGTATCAGATTGAATTTTATCTAATTGTTTATTTATTAAATCAATAATCAACTGTATTAGTTTATTTGGTATGGTTGGAATTTTGTCTAAGGGTGGTGTAACTGCCATAATTTTATTTTTTTAGTTTAAATTTACTACTTTTTATATTTTCTACACGGGTAGTTAATTCATTAAATTTGTTTTGTGTTGAGGTATCAAATATACTAATCATTCCACCTCCAACTGAACCTCTTCGAATTGTTGCTATTAACTCTTTTAATATCGTTGCTAATATATCGCCATGTACCATTGATTCATCAGCTGTATCATCGCCAAGTTTTAATTCAGGTGTATTAATTGTAACCATTTTTTTACTATCTAATGCTATAATGTCTGTTTTTGCTTTTAATATAACTCTATTTGCAACTCCTATAAGTTGTGATTCTTCAAAAGCTGATTCAGAAGTAGCTTTTGTAATAGGCTCACTTAATGTAAATTCAGATAATTTTTGCGTAGAAGTTAAATATAAAGAAGAATCGTCTGTTTGTATGTTTTCAACAATAAATTGTTTTTTATCTGTTTCATCTTCAGCTGGTCTTTTTGATGTGTTTGATAATATAATAATAGGATCATTTACACTATCTCCAGCCCAGGTAGGTTGTATATTATATCTTACTTCATCTTGTTTAGAAGTGCTACCAAGCCTAATACTGTTACCATGACGGCCTTCATTGATAGTATCTCCTTCATATGGTTGTAATGGACTCGTTGATACATTTTGATCAAATGTTACACCTGATTTAGTATTATCAATTTCTTCTTGTTTTAGGTTTCCTGCTAAACCTGGTAACAAATTATGTGAAATAGCAGACTGTAATGCTATTGATGATATATAATACCAATTATTACTTGATGCTCCGTCTTCTCTATTTTTACTATATTGTGTAGGAGCTTTTATTAATAAAACTTGCTCTCCAACTAATGGTATTTTTTTATTATTAATATCCATCGGCCGTGCAAAGTATTCTCGATTATCATAAATGTCTCGATTTAAACGTACTTTTACAGTAAATAAATTATCTCCAAAAGTTTGATTATCTGAATTTTTATATATATAAGTATATTCAGATGGTATAACTTCTCCAAATTCAAATTCCATCCGAATCCTTTTTTAGTTTATCGGTCGCTGTTTTTATTTTTTTATTTAATTGTTTTTCTTCTTCGTCAATTAAATCTAATTCAGACTCCAATTCGCCAGTTAAATTATTATCTGCAATTTGTAACAATTGTTTCTTTTCATCTTCTGATAATAAACTATCAGAACCAACAATTGTTTGTTTAGTTGAAATATATCGTTGTACTATTGCTGTTAATTTAACTAAATGATCATCATTTTTAACTGATACTTCTAAATACTCTTTAATTAATGGTACAATAATTGTTGCATCTGATGAACTTCTTATTAGTGGCTGTAATTGACTAACTAACTGATTTATTTGTCTGGACGTTCTTTTGGAATTGTGATATACATCTGACATTAAATCAGAAAACGAAACTCCTTTAAATAATTCTTCATTATTATCCATATCATGATACTTTAATAATAAATATCAAAATGGCAATTTTATGAACTCAGTCTTTTCGTATTCTTTAAATTTAACTTCATAAATTTGTTTTAATATTTTAATTACGCGTGTAATATTATTAGTTTGTAATCCTGTTCTTTCTCGTATAAATACATACAATGCTTTTTTATTAAATTCTTCAATATTTTCTCTTGATTCAAATATATGCAAAACAGAATCAGCTACATGTATATCAGATGAATTTGAAAAAATATAATTAAGATTATTTTGACAATATTCTATATAGGCATCCATAAAATATTTTAATGTTAATCGCATTTCATTGTTATGCATTTCTATTAACACATTTCTACTTTCATCAATATTTACCGGTTCTGATTTTTGTTTTAATTTAATATATGCTTTTTGATTTTCTGCAATTAAATAATTAAATGAAGATCTTGTATAATAAGAATACGCTTTTCCATTTTCTGGATTAAATTTATCTAATCTAGCAGTTAAATATGTTACTAAATCTGTTTGTAAATCTTTAAACGTAGAATCAATATATCCTGGTTTCATTTTATTTATAAGATTTTCTGCTAATTTCATAAGAGCAGGATATACAAATCGCCTATATATTCGTTCTCGTAATGTAGGATCATCAATTGTACAATTATATGCAGAAATTGATAATTCTGTTATTTTAGTCCAATATCTATTACTCTTTTTCTTCTTCCGGGGCATCAAATTCTCCTTTTAATTCGTCAATTACTTGTTTTAACATTTGAAATGTTGTACCGGCTTCGTCTTCTGATTCGAATGCTCCGATATGATCAATTTGTTTCATGTTGTTATATGCTGATTGTATTTTATCATACATAAAAACATTTGTTTTTTCTACGTCATTATAATATTCTTGAATATCAGCTAATAATCCTGCTAATATATAAGCTCTATAACTCATATAGACAGCGATTGTTGCTAGTAGAATACATAATATAATTAGTATTATCATAATATTTAATCTTTATTAAATGAGCTAAAAATATCCGTTATAGACTCCTTTATATCCGGATTTGCTTCTGCTAAATTCTTCAACGCATTTGATTTGGTAGTTTTTGATTTTTCAGAAGTTTTTATAGGAGATCCAGATTTATAATTTCTCCATCGTTCGTATTCAATTTGTGCAGCCATATGATCTGCATGATGAAGAATTACTGGCAAATTAGTTTTTAATTTAGCTTGTGCTGATCTAGAAATAAAATATGGTTTATTAGCATCATCGTATATACCATCGTGTATTTTAATAGCTTGATATTCATTCCAAGACATATTTACGTTATACTTATGAAGTAAAAATAATGATAAATCTGGTACCATTGTGAAAGGAATCTTTTCGTTGTGTTTATAAAGACGTCCCATATTTTTTCGGTGCCAATCTGAAGTTTCTGTTTGGTATACTTCATTTCCTTGTCCCGGAAATCCACTCTTACCTAAATCATGATGCATGGCAGAAAATAATAATTCTTCTTTAGTATAACCTGACATATCAGCTCCCATTGTTTTCCACGTATCATATAATGTTTCTACACAATCTATTACTCGAAGCACATGATCCACATAACCTCCTGCAAATGCATTATGATAATGAGCCATAGAAGATGCTGGCATAAACATTAACCGTTCTTCAAATTCATCATATAATTTATTTAATTGTATTTTTCTAGTAGGAAATGATGTATTAACTAATTCTCTATACTTAGTCCAGTTATCTTTTATTTGTTCTGCTTCTAACATTTTATTTTAATAATAGATAATTATTTTGATAATTCCAATATTTGTCCATTAACAAGTTTAGATGTGCATTTCCAACATGTATATGCTGTGGTTCTACTATCAACTTTATTTGATG